ACATAACCAGCCTGTCCAGCTTTTGGGGTTGTTGTTGCTTTTGTTGCATCTGTTAGTGCGTAGATATCCTGTGTTCCGCTATTGTCTGTGATCAGATCAAATCCAGCCATTATCTCGTAAAATCCTAGCTGCATCTCGATGCCCTGGAAAACGATAGGATATCGCCTGTTCGTGAGACCTGCGGTCGTAAGACAAGGGCTTCCTGTTCGTCCTTTCACATCCTTATTAAATCCAGTCCTCCAGTGCATCGAGGACATGGTACATCTTAATTGTGCATCTCCAGATTCCTGATGCACCGTCGAGAATGCATCACAATCAAGATAAACCGCCTTGTTGTTATCATCTAATGTCTCAATTTTTAAAACCTTAACATCAAATGCAATCTCATGAATTCGCTTATCATATCTATCGTTAGAACGGCTCGAACCACTCATATATTCGTGCCCGACAGATACATAGCTTCCAGTCTCAATGCTGGAGGCCTGCGAATTTGTGACAGGAAAATAAGTATGTAACTCATCGTTTTCAATCGAAGCAACAAACTGAAAATTATTACCAGTGCATCCTGTCATTGTTTTATCACCATTGATATCTCCAAACATCAATAGCCATGTGGTCTGAACATATCCATTATCTAAAAATGTAGCTAACGAATAGTATTTACCTCGTTTCTTCATATGGTCGATACTATTGTTCATTGAGATGTTTTCATCGCTTGTTAACTGCGTATAAAATGCCGTTCTCCTGTTCGGCTGTGAATGTAGCTTACCATCGTCGCCTTTTGTCAACGGATATTTAGCAATTAAGAAGAACGGATTGGTTGATCCGTCTGCGTTATATGCCATCTTATTAAGCTCGTAGCCTTCTCTTGGTGTGAAACATCTAGAATACCTCATGTATCCATTGCCAAGATCGGACCATTTTTCGTAAAAAGCAAGACCACATACAAACACATCTGCACTGCCACCTTCTGAGAAATTGTCATCTCCTTTTACTGCTGTAATTTTCTTGATTCCGTTATCATCAACGACCGCATTTACATCTATCGTTTTAAACCACGGAAGCTCCTCGTAATCGTTCTGACGGTGTTCTGCGGCTGTGGAAGGTAATGCAATTAATCCGGCATTATCATCCGATTTAATGCATGTACCGCCCTGTGTTGTCTCCCACAGGGGAATATCAACCGAATAAACTTTGTCAGTATATGCTAACAGACCAAACATAGCGAGCAGGTTATTGGCATTTGCTTCAAATTTTGAAGTAACATTTTGCATTTTTATCAATTCTTTTGCGGCCGTTTCCGTCATAACGACTACCTGCGCATCTCCAACATCGTTTACTGCTTTTACCTGTGATTTTCCTGCGCTATTGACAGTATTAACTTGTGCAGTTCCTGCAGTATTGACAGCCGTCATCTGTTGCGTTCCCTCGTCCGCGACTGCTTTAATGGATGCAGTTTGCTGTGCTTTGACTGCATTAACCGCTGACACTCCAGCGGCACTTGCCGCACTCACTGCACTTGCCCCTGCACTTTCGGCCTTGCCAACCTGCTCTGTTCCGGCGTCCTCTACATTTTTTATCTGCTTATCGCCTTCATCTATCACAGCCTGCGTGGCATCATCCTGTTTTGTAGATACGGCATTAACTGCCACCCGCCTTGCTTCTGTAATCGCTGTTTCTGCCGCAGACGTTTTCTCTGCAACATGTGTGTCAA